GAAGAATAAGGTTGTTCCCACAGGTTGTTGTTGACTACCTGCATTCTCACCCATCATCATATCTGCAACACCAGCAAATCTTCTACCTGCATCTACTACAAAACCAAGTAATTGAAACAGAGTGCCACTTGGCTCTTTGTATGGTAATGGCATCAACGATTCACGAAGGTTACCACCTGGTGCATCGACATCACGCCATTCGCCAGGACTAATAGCTTCATCATCGTCTCTAATTCTTAAACCTCTAGCTTTAAAACCTGCTGGTAGATTTGATAGTGTTCCAGCATCAACTAATTGTCTAAGAGCTGCAGTAGCAGTTCTAGATAAACCACCTAACATATGTATTAAACCAAAACCATAAAATCCTAAACCTGGCAAAAACTTAAAGTGTGTAAAGTATTCTTTCTTCTTTCTTATAGGATCACCTTGATTCCAGTTACGATATATTGATAATATTTCACCTGAGTCCTCATCAATTGTTACTATGTAAGGCACCATAATCCCTGTCTTTTGATTGTTTGCACCCATGTCTTCAAAACCTGGTAAATCTAAATCTACATGCATTTCTAAAATATTATGTTCATCTTCTGCAAAATTTACTTGCTCTACACCTGATAACTCATCTTGCTTATCTTTAATGTCATCAGTATTAACACTGCCACCTGATACATCCACATCTCTGTAAAATCCTGAGACTTGATTTTTTCTCAAATCATTGTGTTTCATTTTTACAACATGTGTTATTCGGTTACAGGATTCTAAATCTGTAATAAAATATGGAACAACTAAATCTTCTGCAGGCACAAATTTAGATACAGCTCTTTCTAAATTAGAATCGTAATAAACTTTTTTAAAAGCAGATCCTGCTAAAGGTAAATGAAATAACATCTGATCTAATTCAGGATCAAACTCCTGCATCTCTGTAGTAATCTGATAATTCATAAAGCCTTTGACTCGTTCAGCTTGTTGTTCTGTTTCCATGGTTGGTGCGCCTAGTATTTCTGTTCTTACTGGTCCACCAGGTGGTAATAATTCTTTATATGCTTGTGCTTGAAATTGTGTGACAGCTTCTGCTAATAAAGGATGGGTTACACCTGCTGCTCCTGCAAAAGGTTTTGATCTTTCTTCATATTTAAATCCTAACAGATCAAGTCCGTCCTTATAGGTTTTCTCCCAGTCTGATCTTGAATTTTTATCGTCTTCAAAATTTTTTTGTAAATCAGATGATAGTTTTTGTAATAAATCATCACTCATAAACTCAGCTAAGTTGGCAAAATAGTCACCCTCTGATTGTTTTTGATTTGGGTCGTAATCTAAAGTTACTCCACCATCTTCTTCTTGTATTACTTCTACTTCTTTAGTAGTGTTCTCTGGTTCACGTAATTGTATCTCTTCTCCTACACCTTCAACCTCTAAATTTTCATTTGGCGATATATCAATCGCTGTATTTTGTATACGTTTTTCTACCATGCTTTAACTCCTATGGGAGATAGTAAATCATTCAATGAAACTATCGGTGTGTATAATATACTTTTTTTCACTAGACCACCATCCTTTTTATAAGCTTTATATGGAGTTAACATGTCAGGTGTCAACTCTATCATAAAAGTATCTACACCCGATCCTGCATGACCCATATCAACTTTACCTATCTCTACTTTAGAATTTTTCATATTAGCAATTTTATTTAAAGTTTCTTCTACATTACTTGTAAAGTGTTGCCCTGTATGATCATTTAGATTAGGACCACCATACTGCATATCATAAGCTACCATTTTACCACTCCTACGATCAGCGTCTGGTGGAACTTCAACACCTCTGCCCCCCTGATAAGCTTTCACAGCTTTTGAAGGCACAACTGCGTAGTGACTTGGTGCACTCTGATTGACAACTAGGTTACCTGCATCATCAAAGCTAAATCTAGCTTTAGCAGCGTGATAAACATCATTTTTTATTATCGCATCAACCCAATCTTTCTGATCCTTGAATGGTATGTTTGGAAATAAATCAGTAGAATCTATACCATCAATAGTAGCATTGATTTCTGCTAAAGCTGCGTCTCTTTTAGTTGCAGCTTCACCTAACTCTTTAAAACTAGCTTTGGTAATATCATCCATTTCCATTTTACCGATTCTTTGAAATATAGCGTCAGCTTCAATTAATTCATTTATAGATTTTTTTAATTCAGCAAAAGTAGCTGGCATTGGTCTAAACGTATTTTCTAGTCTACTGTACAAGCTATTTAACTCTTCACTATTGCCAATAACATTAGGATTATTATTTATTATACTTCTTATTTCTGATTTTATTTGTGCTTTTAAACTTGATGCTTTTTGTAAAAAGTCAGATTGAATTTCATCAGCTATGTTGACTGTAATATTTCTATTATTTAATTTAGCAATTCTATTACTACTTAAAGACCAACCTACGACATAGGGTTCCCCTGCTAGAGTATTATTTTGTGCGTTAAAATCAGGACTAGTATCGACACGTCTCATGTTACCGTGTCCTTCATATCGTCTTATCTCCTCAGGTAATGATCCAATATCTCCACGTATATCTTTTGAATCTAACCACAATACTCTCTCTTTTCTACTACCGTCTATATAATTAGTTTGTCTTCCTGAATCACCGTATTTTAGTGTTCCTGTAGCATCACCATAAGATACTGTTTGTAAATAATTAGTTGGTGATGTATCTACAAGTTCTTTTATTTCTTCGTAGGAAATTTTTTGATCATTTGTAAATTGACCTGTGTCTCTGTTAAAACCACCTTTTCTATTTAAATAAGATCTTATGTAAGAGTCGTATAGCTCACTTTCTTTTACACCTTTGGATCTAAACCAATCGTGCCATCCTTTTGCTGACATGCTAACATTTTCTGATGTTACATTTGTTCCCTTAATATTTAGAGTCGGTTGGTTAATCACACTGTCTAGTTCAGAGTAGAACAATTTATTATTACCTGAGCCTATTATTGTTTGTGGTGTTACTGTTGGCACTAATGCTGTGCTTGGTTTAGTTGTTTTAGTTTTTTTTACTTTCACAGGAACATCTACCTCTTTAACTGTAAATGTCTTGCCTTCTAAATCTCCCAAACGTAATGCTTTTTGTTGTGCATCGTCTATGCTTTTTGATTGAAAAACTTTCTTACCAGTATCATCATATATGTCATATCGTTTCTCTAATAAGGGTGCTTCGGGTGCAGGTAATTCTAATTTAGTCTCAACTTTTTTTCCTACGTCTGGTGTACTACCTACTAAAAAATTTTTTGGTAAGGGTAATGCCTCTGCTTTTGGTATCAATATGTTACCAATTGCTGACGCTGCTTTTGATACGATAGATTGTTTTTCTTGTTCTGTCTCTACATCACCACCTTGTTCAAAAAAAGTAAAATCAACTGTGCCAGGTGCAACTTTACCTATGATACCAGATAATGGCCCACGTCTTTTAGGTCCTGCTTTGCCAATAAATTTTGGGTCTTTTACTCCTAATTCACCATCTCTAATATGATCTGCCCAATATGTTTTAAGGTCATCTAAACTAGGTTCAATAGTTATAGGAGATCCGATTACTATGCCTGGTTTTGATTCTTTTGTTGATACTTTTTGGCCCTCTTCAAAACCCTCTATTATTTGTGTTACTGCATCGTCATCTACTCTATCGGGAAAATATGTTTTTAATACTTGTGCTGTTTCTAGGTCATTTATTTTATGATAAGAAGTTAAAAGTCTTTCTCCAAACTCTTGATTTAATCTTTGAAACTCCTCTACCACTTCATTTATAACTTTCATGGATTCAGGCGTATACTTACCATCTTTATCTTTTTTTAAAGTTTTTATTTTTTTTATTGACCTTCTAATTGTTGCATCTGCTGCTGCTTGTTGTCCTGTATTTAAACTTGAAAAATTTACTTTAATCATATCAGCAAAAGCACCCGCCCCTGCTAATTCTCTAGTGTAAGATCTTATCGGATAGCTGTGTGTTAAATCTGTTTTATAAATTGATATTAACGCTTTTTTAAAGTCTTTAGGATCATCATAATTTTTTCCTGTTGCTTTTGACAAAGCATCTTTGTACTTTTGTATAAAAGTTGCTTGAGCTTCTGTAGGATTAGGATTAAAAAAATATTCATCTATTTCATTAGAAACCCATTTATTAAACTCATCACGAGTATTTAATTTTGCCTCATACTTTGCTAAATTTTGTGGCTCATTTAAATCAATATACATTCGTATTTCATCGTCCACCATTTTCTGTCCTACATTGTAAGAATAATCAGAATACGCTTCAGTAATTTCTTTGTTGGTTGTCAGATTTGGATTTGCTTTTTTAAATTCTTCTTTAGTCATAGCTCCTGCATCTGCCAAAATAGAATCTATGTCTTCTGGTTTATGCCTATAACTGTGTAAAAGTATATAATGATTGTTTCTACTACGTGCTCTTTCTGAACTGTATATGCCGTTTTTTTCTAATTTCTGACCTAGTGTCTCTAAATTAGATTTTACAGATTTAGTGTTGTAAGTTCCTTTTTTAAAACCAGGTGTTTTAATATCTTCGTATCCAGAAAATCTATCAAATAGAAATTTATCTCCGATACTTTTTACAGATGTATTTTTCAACAATTCATCTATAAAAAATCCTACACCTTGATTTTTAAATTTAGATTTATTTGCAGCATAATAAGCTTCTATTTCTTGTAACTCCATATCTTTTTTGTTTACTTCAGCTGCTGCTTTTGTTCCAAGACCTTGAACACCTGTCCCTGCTATTTCACCAGGTGCAGCTTGTTTTAACATATAATCAGGTGGTAATGTTCCATCCCGCATCCTTTTATATATTTCAGCTAACAAATATTTATAATTTGCCATTCCATAATCTTTAGAAAAATTTGCTATTGCTTTAGGTGCTTGATTAGGATTTT